AAAATCCTCTCCGGCAACAAAGTTCCCGTTTCCGAGATCCACCGTCTCGGTGATCACCTGATTGCGGGGCGTGAGCGGAGCGCCGCTGGCCGCGTCGCAGGTGAGGCGGACAGTTACACCGGAAATGGAAAGCGTGGTGCCGTCGGGCAGGTCAATGTTGCTGTACTCCTGTTCGTACATATCCATGAGTTCGTTTTTGTCCTCTGTTCCCATGACTGCGTTGATCCCGCCGTCAAAGGCGTTACTGGAACTGACATTCCCACCGCCGCTGACCGCCACGATGTCATATTTCCCGGCGGGGAAATCAATACCGGCGGTGTAGTTGCCGCTGGAAAATTCCTGTTCAAAGGAAATGGTGGAGGGCGTGGGGGCAGGCGTTTCTACGGGAGCAGGTGATCCAGTCTCCACGGAAGATCTACCGCCCCCCTCCTCTGACGACGTGACTGTACAGGCGCAGAGGGAAACCGAAAGAGCGAGAGAAAGCAAGAGTGCAAGCGTTCTTTTCCTTTTCATTTTTGTTTCTCCTTTTTACTGATTATTACCACGCTTTTATGAACATTAACACAACCGTAATTATACGAAAGAAACGGTAAAAAGTCAAGGAGGCGCAAGCATGTGACCCAAGAATTTTTGCAGGACGCTATGGTGGCGGACCTAAAGGAGCTTTTCGCCCATGAGAGGCTGAAAAGTTCCCTGGGCGTCGAGCGGGAGATCCAGATCTACCCCCAGGATGTGCCGATCCGGGAAAGCGACGATGAAGCCCAGGACAAGAAAGCACCGCCGGAGCCGTATGTGGTGGTGCGCCTCCGGGGCGGAAAGACCGAAAGCGACGATGACCCGCAGATCATTGACGCGGTGCTGGTGGCATGTGTCTACGACCCCGATCCGGGGCGCCAGGGCTACCGGGACGCCCTGCACATCATCAACAAAATTTATCATCACTATTCCGCCTGCGCCGTGATCGGCAACCGCTGGGAGGTTCTTTACCCTATGGAATGGACCACCCAGGAGGAGGACACACACCCGTACTATTTCACGGCCATGTCCCTGCGGATCCAGGCGCCGGCGGTCCACAAGGAGGTGCCAGAAGCATGACAGCAAAGAAACAGACCAAACCGGCGGCGGAGGCCGGCACGCTGGTGTACTGCGGCCCCACGATCCCCGGAGTGGCCAAGCAATTCACATCCTACCAGGGCGGCATACCGGAGGCCCTGGCGGCGGCACAAAAGCAAACCCCGGTGCTGGGCGGCCTGACCGTACCGCTGGACCAGCTGCCGGAGGCCATGCGCCAGCTGCGGGAGAAAACCGGCCCCATTTATGCCCTGTACCGAAAGGCACAGAAACGAAACTAACAGGAGGTAAAGCAACATGGCAACCTATCAGCATGGCGTGTACAACCAGGAACAGGCCACGAGCCTGACCACGCCGATCCGAAGCAGCGCCGCCCTCCAGGTGATTTTCGGCACGGCGCCCGTTCACCTGGCGGACGATCCGACCAAAGCGGCCAACACCCTGAAGCTGTGTTACAGTTTTGCGGAGTGCCAGGCCGCTGTGGGCTATTCCGACGATTTCAAAAACTTCACTCTTTGCCAGAGCATTGACGCCAATTTCCGGGTGTTCAATAACGCCCCCATTGTTCTGGTGAATGTGCTGGATCCCGGCAATTCCAAGCACACCAAGAACAACGGGGAGGAGAGCTGCGCCGTGACCAACGGGCAGGCCGTTTATAAAAAGCCCTATGTCCTCCTCCACACAATGGTGGTCAAGAAAGACAGTTCCCCGCTGGAGGCGGATGTGGACTACACAGCGGCCCACGACGATGACGGGAATGTGGTGATCACGCTGATCTCTGAAACCGCAAAGGAGGCGGAAAGCCTGATGGTGTCCTCCACCAGCCTGAACCCCGCAGGCGTGACCAAGGAGGATGTTGTGGGCGGCGTGGACACCGGGACCGGAAAGGAAACGGGCCTGGAGCTGGTGCGCCAGATTTATCCCAAGCTGGGCCTGACCCCTGGCCTGCTGCTGGCCCCCGGATGGTCCCACGATCCCGTGGTGGCCGCGTCCCTCCAGGCAAAGACCGGAAAGATCAACGGAAATTTCGACTGCAACACCTATCTGGACATTGCGGCAGACAGCACGGGCGCCACGGTTTACACCGCGGTAAAGACCGCCAAGGAAAAGCTGGGCGCAAGCTCCAACCACGCGGCGGTATTCTGGCCCAAGGGGGCGGTGGGTGAAAAGATCTATTGCCTGTCCGCCATGGCGGCGGCGGAAACGGCGGCCACCGACGCGGCCAACGGGG